GATTCAACATACATTTCCTCCTGATCTATGTATATGTAATTGGTTGCTTCAATACCACTAGCACTATTTACATTAATAGTACCAATGCTCTCATCTATGTTTTCACTCAAGTTAGTAGTGACTGTATCACCATATGATTTGGTTGCTCTAGGTACAACACTATAAGTAACCTCCCTAGTTGGAGTGGATGTTTTGCCACCAGCAACATAACCAACAGATGCTTTCTTGATGACATCCTTGGCAATATCTGTATTGACAGGACCAAACATATAAGTCTTAGCAGTGAATCTCATAGTATAGATAAGTGCCCTTCTGGTAGAGAAGTCACTCTCATAATCATCACTGGTAGTGATAGAATTTAAAACTATGGGAATATCTCTTTTTTCTCCAATAGTATCAACTAGATCTACTGAGACAGTATAGGCAGGTTGAAAGTATGGGAGTATCTGCTCCACTATCTGAAGCATGTCATCATTTAACTTAGTAAAAATACTAAGTTCAAAATCTAGATTATATGGTACAGGAAGATATGTTTTTGCTAGTGTTTTCTTATCTCCTTTTACACCTTTTAAAAATGTTTGTGTGGTTGTTGATTTTCTTGCAGGATCATAATTAAGACCATTTAATTCAAATGACATTCTTGGTAATGTAATTTGAACTGGTCTGTTTAGATCAGGGACTTGCTCCAGTCTTGCTAAAAACTTTTGAGTAGGACCATATGCCAAAGGAACTTTAGTCGTACTAACAACTGAATCATCACTATTAGTATGATTAATATTAATATTATTAAAGATAGAACCAAAAGCAATAATGGTTCTTCTCATTATTTCGTGATAAAAATATTCAAACATTGTTATAGTCCTGACATATTATTTAGGGCATTCCAAATGGATTGGTTTCAGTGAAGTCAATAATATTATCTGCCTCACTTTCTATATTAGTATTATCAGCAAACCCACTATCAACATTAGTGTCTGAAGTCTTTTGGTATTCATACTGAGCACCAGATGTGCTACCTGTGATGACCTCACCATCAGTGAATGCTCCAGTTGTGATTGAAACCTTAAGTTCCAGTGTAGATGCATCCCATGATTTGACTCTACCAGTAGAGCTACTTGCAGCACCAGTAACCACCTCATTAAACTCATAGTTACCTGATCCACCCATAAATGGTGCAGTGACTGTAATGCTAGGAGCAACAGTATATCCAGCACCAGAATTAGTGATACCAATCTGAGTAACAATACCCACACTATTGATATATGCCACAGCAGATGCTGTTGTACCTGATCCAGGTGCTCCTGTAAAGGATATTAATGGGACTGTAGAGTATCCAGTACCTCCAGAGGTAATTGTTACTATTCCAATAGAACCATCAGATACAGCAGCAGTAGCAGCAAAGCCTGCTCCACCTCCACCTACTACCTGAACTTCTGGTTCTTGTCCTATGGTATATCCAAAACCTGGATTGATTAAATCTATCCTCTCTATCTTAAATGTCTTATCTCCAGTATAGTCAACTAAATCATCTCTCATAGATGCTACACCCACAGCAGTCAATCCTGCAGATGGAGCAGAAGAAATAGCAACTCTTGGAAGACTGATAAAATCACTCCCTCTATTAGAAATGGTGATTTGTCTTATTGCACCATCAACAATACCAGTGGTGAGAACTGCTGTAGTTCCTGCAGATACTAAAGTGAGTGTTTCAATATAACCTGCTTTTTCTAAGTTATCATCAATATCACCTACTCCAGTATCAATGACTTCATCCTCATATCTGTAAAGTTCACATCTAAGTTCATATACATAATTTTTCTTTAACTGATAGAATGGTTTTTCATGCTCTACAAATTTGATTTCAAACAACCTATCACCCAAAGGAAAATAAATAAGATCTCCCTCTTTAGGTCTAGTTGCCAACTCTATGTTTGGTATATTCTTAATAAGTGGTGTAATATAATTTTCAAATCTATCTCTTGATATCACCAATGTCAAATCATCAAGAGCTTGAACACCAAACTTGGATAGAAGAGAACCTTGTCCTTCATATCCATCAAAAGTATCTACATATGCCTCTAGTGGAATTGCTTCCTCAAATTTAGATTCTATGACTTCCTGTATGACAGTATTTTTTGTCATGTATCTTCTAGGGATGTAGAAAATCTCCACCCCATACATTTTAATCTGTTCATTAATTAAACTCTGAACTAGATTTTGTTCACCAGAAGACCCTTGTAAGAAGAAAGGATTAAGTGCCATATTATTAACCTATCATATCTAGTGGAGGAAGTTCATAAGTGTTAGACATCATCTCCCTTATCTTATCTAAGTCTTTTTCACCATCTTCATATATCTCCCTTCCATTCAATTCCACTCCACCTGGTAGTTTAACACCTTGAAACTTCATGAGATTTTGTCCCCACTGTCTCTTGATAAGTGCAGTGGCATATGGTTTTAAAAATGAATCATTATATACTTTTGGATAATCATCTGGATTCATCAATCTAAAACAATCTATAACTAAAAAATCACCAACACTAACAGAACCCCAATCAATATCTAAGTACATTCTATCTTGTCTTTTATTAAATCTTATTTGTTTTTCTGTGGTCAACATAAAATCAATATCTTCTAGATATGTTTTTACCATAGCATAAGATAGAAGTTCAGTAGAACCCCAATAATAAATATCATTTAAAAATAATTGATACTTAACACTAAACATATTGTTAGTGATAGTGTTAGTTCCATCAAAATGAAATATCTTTGTAACACCTATTATTTCATTTGGGATCACTAAGTAATTACTATTTTCCTCATAATCAAATTGCACTGAAGAACCACCAACATCTCCAGTAGCACTTGTGGTTGTTATTCCAACTCCATTAGTTCCTGCCTTTGCTTTTCCTCTATCAACATCATCTTGAGTTATCTTATACTTCATATAAGTTTGATAAACCCCATCAAAATGTCTCTCTTGGAAATACTGAAGAGCATCATCTATCAGATCATCTACCTGTTCATCAGCAACATTTATTTCTAAAACAGGCGCACCAAGTTTTCTTTTGCAATAATCAATCAGTTCTGATCTAGTTGAAGGTTGCGCCATCTATCTACTTTACTAGTATAATGTTATTTATGAAGGAGCAGAAGAGATACCAGGTATCACTAATGCATCCCCTGATACTATTCTAAAAACTGATGATCCAGATCCAACTAAAACATCATATACATATCTCCCTTCTTTTAAATTTCTAGTGGTAGTAGATCCTAATGATATTCTAAACTCTCCACCTTTTGCACTGGTAAATCCAACATTGAATGTTGCTTGAGCACCTAGTGTTGCACCAATAGCAACACTCTTTGCAAGTTGAGCAGAACCACTATATCCAGTAAAATCAAAAGCAGTTCCAGATGTGCCAACCACAGTGTAGTCAGCATCTAAGTCTGCTCCTGTATTGATGGTGAGATTTACACCATATGCAACACCTGAACTAGGATCAAAAGTAAAAGTGTTTTTAGCCATTAGATAATGCTCTTAGTAAATTTTTGATTTCATTTATATCATCCTTTAAATTTTTCAAATCACTCTCCATATTATCTATTCTATCTTCTCCTTGTTGCCTTTGGGCACGTCTTTTGAGATAGTTGTCATACTGAGATGAATCATTATTTAAAATAGCTCTGGTGCTATTGTCACGAATCAAATCAGTATGTCCTTTTACATTTGAGTATTTCATATTATGCAAGTGCAAGAACTCTTAAGTTTCTCATTCTAGGTGGTTGAGCTTGGTTAGTACCAGTTCCAACTAACTTAATACTAAAGTTTCTAAATGTTGGTAGATTATCAATTGTAAATTCATAATCATTATAGACAACCTGATTAGATGTATATGCTATCACATCAGTTTTTGGAACTAATTTATCAGGTAAACCATTACTCTTATATGGATCTATCACCTGTCCAGTGTTGAACAAATTATTAAATCCAGGGAATGGTTGATAAATCAAATCACCATTAGGATCATCAGTTATAGCATAGAATGCTCTAATGTCACTAGTCACATTAATATGTGCTTCTAAATGAATTTTAATAGAAGTTGCTCCATTTTCCAAGGTGATTGGTTTAGTAGCATATACAAAAGAGTTAGGATCATCTAATAAATTATTAATCCTATTGTCAGTAATGTAATTTGTAATAGGTTGATTTATTCTATTAGATGTAAGAATAACAGCAACTCTATCTAAATCAACTATGGGTGATACAAAAGGAGATCCACTCTCAAGAGATAAATTCATTGTGAATGATCTATTATCTGGCAAATCAGATAATAAAGTTGTTTCATTAATTCTAGAAGCTATGATTCTAGGACTAGACATATAATTGTTTGTTGCTAAACTAATATCTTCAAAACCTTGATCTATAAATGAAGCCTCTGATCCATTAACACTAGATCCACTAACAGTTCTTATTTGAGAAGTTACATTAGTTGTAGTTGGTGTAATATTTTGAACAATGGGTCTTACAATTTCAAATGGCATATTCTCACTGGAGAGAGAATTTTCTCCTCCTGTTGATTTAGTGTCATTGAAGTGTAATATTGGAAGACTAGTTCCTACTGATCTATTCACACCATTAGTTGACATATCAACTTTAATATTGTAATGATCTAATCCTATTGGATCTGATACAGTAACACTTGATAAGTTATGATTTGTGTTAATCCTCCTTAAAGATACACCATTCAATTCATACTTATGAACTAAGTCTCCACTAGCATGTGTTAGAGTTTGACTAGAATCCACTCCCCTAGTAACACCAGTTAGTGTATTGCCAGATACTCCACTATATGAAAGAATCTCACTTCCAACTTTGACAAATCCAAGATTGGTAGATCCAACACCTACATTTTCAAATTGTGCAAAGTTTGTGCCATCATTCACCACAAGAGATCCTGTGGAAGTTGAATCATATCCTGTAGCCAATTCAGTTGCAGGAACATCAGTCTTAATATTTTCAAGAGTCACTGTATTTTGAGTAGAGTGCATTCCATGATTTTTTTGATTGACTTTAATATGTACACCATCAGTAACTGTTTCTGGTGTTGCTGATAGGAATACATTTCCACCAGCACTAAAGTTAAGAGTTGTTGTTACACCAGAACTATTAATGTACTGGAATGTTTTTCCTACTCCAGTAGCAAATTCTCCCTGAACATTATCAAGAACAAATTCATTAGTTCCAGTCAATGTGGTTATTGAGAATTGAATGCCACTTCCAAGAGAATTAATTCCAACAGATGATATACCAACAACATCACCTAGTGAGTATCCAATACCACCACTAGCAATGGTTGCAGCCACTGCCACACCATTACTGATGGTTATATTAGCAGTACCATTTTTACCTGTTCCAGTGATTGCATTAAGATTGACATTGGAATAAACTTGACTTCCTGATGAAGGTGTATATCCAAATCCAGCATTTGTAATTGTTAAATTACCAGTTGCTGTGCCAGCAGCACCAACATAATTTCCAGTAGCATTGCTACCTAATTGTAGAACTGTGTTACCTAAATTTAATCCAGTATCAGATATTGTAGTGTTAAATCCAATTCTTATTTTATTAGAAGAAATTTGTAAAGAGTCTTTACGTAATGGATGAATATCATCAGAGGCTGGAAGTAAAGATGGATTATGGAAATTTATATTTCCAGTTTTCTTATTAAACTGTGCTCTCCAAAGATTAAATTTCAAATCTTCAAACTGACTTGGGTTCCATGTTTGTCCATTTTGAGACTTAAATAGTGAACCAAGAGTTGGTTGAGAAGATACTTGTACTTGCTCAGCTTCTGGATTGTTAACTGTTTGAATATCAATCTCACCCATTCTTGATATCCAAGCATGATAATTAGGACTTACTGACATCAACACTATGCAATAAGTTTCACCTGGTGATAGATAAACTGGAGATGGGAATACAACACTTGTTGGTATGCTTGCATTATCAGAAGTGTTTACATATCCAGGTTGAAGAACAACCTCACCAAAAGGTATTACCTCTTCAGTAGGAATACCAAGTTTGACTGTTCTTAACTGAACTATCAAAGGTAGTGTTTCATCTTTAGAGGCAATGAATATATCTGCTTGAGTAATGAATACTCCATGAGTATTTTCAACAAAGAATGATTGTGCTAGAGGATCAGTTTTGTTTTCACAAACCCAATAAGCATCCTCACCATAAGTATCAAAAGTATTGGTATATGTACCAGCAGCTTTGTCCTGACCCTCTTGAGAAACTCCAAATTGTTTTGCAAGATAATTTGTAATTGTATTAGCAGCAGATATTCCAGCTAAATTACCTGCACCCTCACTATTTTCTACACTTCCTATGACAGCAAAAGCAGCTGCAGTTTCTGGGTTATTTTGAATATCTTCTTTCCAATAATCATAACCAGGACCATCAGGTTGTCTACCTAAAAGATCTAGATATGCTTGTTCAATAATATCAGGATCATCCTCTTGAGCAACAGCTCTCATTGTTCCACTTGAGTGAACACTACCTTGCTCTTCAACCCAATCAGTATCTCTGAATGTATTAAAATCACCAACTAATAAATTTTGATCTTCAATAGTCTGTTCATTAATTACAGTATCTGTGCCATACTCATTAGCAACAACATTAC